AGGCGAAGGAACATCTTTGACCCCAAGGTTTTTGAGGACACGCGCCTCGTCAAGCCCCCAATAAACTGCAATCTCCGCTGAACCATCTGCGCTCCTATTCAATATTTTATGTTTAGGAATTACTCGATACTTGTCTGGGTTGCGAGTGCGAAACAGCAACGCTTTGTTATCGACGATCTGCATTTACTTCCCCTATTTATTATCGCTTCTGTTTGCTGACTTGCTGCGAACTCTGAGGTTGCTCTTTGTTGTGGTACCACCGCTGCGCAGCGGCTTCTTGTGGTCTACATCTTTGCCATCACCTTTAGTAACAGCGCCCGTCTTCTCCATCATGCGCCTAGCTTTGACTCGCTCGGCACGGTTTTTAACTTGCTCTGGCTTGCCGTGGTAGTTTTCGTACTCGGACTTGTAGTTGCGTGTCATTTAATTTCTCCAAAAACTGGTTGAGTTGGGGGAGTGGCAACCCACGAATTGTGCGCGGGGATATACAAAAGCACTGTGTCTAGCGCACCGTCCACGTAGACTTCGATGCGTTTTATGGTTTTATCTATCGCAACAAAAGCCTGTGCTGTTTGTTGTATGTTGGGTGTTTGTCCTTCTGATACGTGCAAAGAACCGGTGTTGCTGTTGAAATCAATACTCATATGTTCTACTTCGCAGCCACAACTAAACATAATTAACTCCTTGGATGGTTGGCACAGGTGGTTACGGGACACCACGGACATAGTGGCGATGGTCTTGGATTCCATACGCCTGTTTCATGCGCTTGCTCAATACGAGCGATGCGCTCCCGGTAATCCCACCACGCGGGTTCTGCTTCGTCCACGGTCATACTCAGCTTGACCATGTCGTTCTTCACTACAAACAACAGCGCAGCATTCACTTTGCGAATGTGCGGGAAGTGCGCAAACACCAACATGGCCATGAGCTTTAGCTGCTCCCGGTCTGGGTATCTGTTATTGCCTGTCTTGTAGTCCACAATCCAAGCGGTTAGGTTGTCGTCATTGATAATCAGCAAGTCTGCAATACCCCTGACCCACACTTCTTTATCCTTCCAGCCGCATGGTTTCAGGTCAACAGTCAGCGCCATCTGGTGTTCGCATAGCTTTCTCCCCGGCTTGGCGACCAGTGCGTCGAGCGTGTCCTTGACAAAGGCGAACTGCTCTGGGATGGGGGTGCCATCCCGCACGTAGTCCTCTGCTGCCTTGTGAAGTTCGGTGCCGTACTTGGTGGCTTCTGTCTCTTGGAACTGGTAGTTCTTCAAGACCCGAACTTCTTGATAACGCTTGGCACAGCCCTCGTAATCCTTCAAGGCGCTGTGCGACCAGACGACTTTGTTACTCATTCAAACCTCGCAGAGTTAATTGCTTCGGACAATCGCTTGGCAAACTCAGTGACGAACCGTTCGTTCTTGTTCAGCTTATGCTCATCCATGTCATACAGGATGGCATGTACCAACTCATGCCAGAACGAATCGTTCATTTCACTGCGGCTATACCTGCGGCCTGTTGTATTGCTTCGTTGCCCAAGCTCAATACGGTTGCGGTCGTAATACACCCGCGCCATGTCACCGTTTTGTAGCATCGTCTCCAGTATGTCGATGGTGTACATCTTCTTACCGACTCTGATCTTGCGTGGCAACTCTACTTTTTTCTTTCTCGTTTTATCCAATAGCTTCTCCTTTAGTTTTTAGCCATACCATAACGCTTGTGTGTACCACCATCTGCTGACAACGGAATCCCCTGCATATACTTCGGTTCCATAGTCATCTGCGCCAAAACCCAATCTAAGGCTTCAGCGGCTTCTTCTTCCGGCACCATGGCGATCTGTTCATCGTGAACGGTGCCAACCACAGGGTATCTTTTCGATACCCGCAGCATTCCATCAGTCATCACAATACGTGCCAACGCCTGAGTAACATTGTTTGTTACTTTACCTGCGTACAGCTTGGTAGCGTCTGGCCCGTATACCCACTGGCTCCTACCCTTGTCATCTTTTTCAACGCGTAAGTTTGGATAAAGCAGCTTCATTCCGTTGGGCAACTCGATCTCGCCCTTGCGGAAGATTAGACATTTATACACGAACTCTGTCCCACCGTAAAGGCTGCGCTCAATCAGGTCTGTACACATTGACCAAAAGGAAACAACCGGGTAGGCCGTCTTGCGGTAGATGTCGATGATGCGCTTGGCTGCTATGGCGTGATACACCAGCTCTTTCAGGCTACAGGTGTGGGGTATATCCCGCAGCCGCATCTCGGTGTCCTGCCAACTCAGAAACTCTTCTGCCAGTTCTCGATTCGCCCCCAACTGTCTGGCAAATGTCGCCTCGTACCGCACAGGAGGAGCGCCCAGAAAGCCGGTCAGCAACTGGCTGGCAAAGCTTGCCCAGCCCAACCCATATCCGCAGCCAAGCAGTGCTGACTTGGCGCTCTGACGCAACTCTGGATGGCTTTCCTTGGTCAGGTCAGGGATACGAAACATCTGCGCCCCGAACTGTGCGTAGGGGTCACCACCAGCCCGGAAGATGTTCAGCATATCCTCATAGTCCGACAGCCATGCCAGCACCCTTGGCTCGATCTGAGACAAGTCACCCACGACCAGTGCGTACCCATCAGGAGCCATGATCGCCTTGCGCAGGAAGCTGCCGCGCTTTAAGTTCTGCATATTGATGGCGCTCCCCTTGGCTGCTGTCCACCGCCCAGTAGCCGCACCGTAGTAGGCAAGTGGCACAGGCAATGGGCCACGGCTGGCAATGTCCAAGAACCGCTGCGCTCGTGTACGCTCAGTCGTAGACTTAACTTTCAGTCGTGCTTCGCATAAGAGTCGGACATCTTCTTTGTCGCTATGCAGTAGTGCTTGGAACATAGCGTCATTTTTAGCCAGTGCCAGCGTCTGCTTACCTGTCGTCTTGCTCTTCTTGTATGGAATGCTACATCCCAACTGAGCCAATATATCCGCGAATTTAGGGTTACTCGCCAGCGTAGCATCGTCCACGTTAAGTCGCGCCAAAAGTTCTTCACGGGTTGTCCTTTCTTCTTCAATGGCTTGGAACAACATTGCTTCGTCAAGAACCAAGCGCGGTTGGGTGTACATCTTTAGCGTGATGTCGATCAGCCGTAACTCAGATGCAGGGTAGCCATCGACTAAACGCTTAAAGATTTCTTCACACAGATACACATCATGGCGACAGTAATCCGCCAACTCCTGCTCAACAGGGAACGGTAGATCGTCAAGGTAATTCTCAGACGAGTTCAGCCCCTCCCCCTTTGGCTCAAGACCGAAGTCCTCAGCCATTTTCTTCAAGCTGTTGCCAGCCTCGACACCGCGCACAGCACGACCCATGGACAGCGTGTCAAAGATAAACGCAGGGTGGTGGCCGTATATCCACGCCAGTATGGACACATCGAACAGCGCGTTCTGAGCGATGACTGCGGTCTTGCTCCAGTCAAAATCTTTCGCCCACTCTGCGATGTCTTTGCCGCGTATCCATGTGGCAGGTAGCGGGTCACCATAGTCCTTCCAGCACAAGCCCCATGCTTTGAAGCGTGGGTCACGCAAGTACTCTTCGTTCGTCTGGCAAGAGAAGCCAAGCTTCACAGCCCGCCCCCATGCAGTCTCGAAGTCAAGTACGATGATTCGTTCGTATGGTTTACTCAAGTGTTCTTCTCCTTGTTTTAGTTGAACTGCTCTTTTGGTGGTGCATCCATTGTGTTTACAAACACAAAGTAATCTTCGACTGACTTGATTAAGTTGTGCGTCTCCATGTCGGTTGCGTTTAATGATATGACCTCGTTTATCGGACTGTCGGGCAGTGAGATTATCACTACGCCCTGCGCTGGGTTCTTGCCGTAGCACTTGGCCAGTGACTCAATCAGATTACGAAAGTGTTCTCTTTCGTCTTCGCTCATTGCTTCTAGGCGCTTGGCAAAAGCTCTTGGATCAGACATGTTAATAGCTCCCTGAGTTCGTTAATGTTGTCCTCACGGGCAACGAAGGTGAAGCCTCCGGCTTCTTTAATTTTTTCAATCTCACGCTCTTGTAGTGCAGTCAGCTTACCTTTACCTGCTTTGCACTCGATGGCAATGAATAACCCCATAAAGCAGCCGATGACATCAGGAATACCTGCGCGTCCGTAGCCGTTGGCTGGCGGAAAGAAATAGTAGATACGAAGCTCATCAAGCAGCTTCCTGACCTTGTTCTTTACTTTCACCTCTGGTGTCATGTAATTGCTTTCTTCGTATCTCTTGTATTTCTTCAAGTTCTTCTTCAGACATGTACTGCTCCAGCGTGTAGAACCGCTCATCACAGTTCGTACATCGTCGCTTTCGCACTACCATGTCCTCGATGCGCCGCGTGTCATACGTGGCGATCTTGGTGCTGGCACAGCTTGGACACTTCATAACTTATGCCCCCTCATCTTTCTGCACAACTCACGCTGTGCGTTATCAAAGTCCGGGCTGATCTCTGCTACCTCACAGGGCAGCTTCACTGGCTGCGTCAATGATCGATACCCCCAGTAGACAGAGAACAAAGCCACGCACACATAGAAAGCCACAGCAGATGCCATGAGCCACTTCATTTGAGTAACGCACCGAAGCGCGTAGGGCTACCCACCGTCATGAACATATCAGCCGCTTCTTTGGCTTCGTCATCGGTCATGTTGTTTAGGTCTATGGTTCGCCCGTCCTGCGTCTGCACCGACTCAATACCGCCCATGAGTTCTTTGTTCTTCTCAAGGAAGTCCACGATGAACTGTCGTGCTGTACGTATTTCACTCATGCTTAACTCCCTATCTGTTGGTCTGGTGGTAAGGTTGAGTTGTACTCATCCCATGCGTGTTCGAGTAACGACGCTGCTTTGTTTAGCATATTGACTAGTGCTTCGTGACGATCTTGGTCTATGATGCCTTCTGCAAACCCCCGCATCCGACTTGCCATCGTGTAGTACTGTAATTTAGTTGGGTCGATCATTCTTTCACCTCAATTAAGTCCACATACTTCCCATCCGCGTGAACAAACCTTACACCAATCAGTTTGTTCTCCTTGTCGTAAGAGCAGCAGAACATATTGCCATCACACCACGGTGCTTTCGGTTGTAGGCCAAGGCTATTCATATGCTCTGGTACAAAGTAATGCGACACTGATTTAACTCGTGGGTGAAGAATCTTCTGGTAGTCGTATAGTTTGATGTCAGGCATTTTTCTCTTTCAGCTTGGCTTCGATGGCGCGGATAAAATCCGACGAGGTTGCTTCACGAGGCCAAACCGCTTTCGCAAAATTATCGACTTCCTCATCCGTCAGCCCCTGCCATTCGCGCTCTGCTGCCGCCCCAAGTTCTACAAGTCGATCACACAAAGTGTAGAAACGAACAACATTAAAATCACTGTCGTTTCCTGATACTTTGCAGACTTGCAATATGGCTGTTTGAATTTCGTCTTGAGTCATAACAATGCCCTCCAAGTAATAAAGACCACCCAACCAACTGCGTTGATGACATAAAGACACGCCGCAAAAAGAAGCCATTTATCCATCATGGCGCACCTCTTTCACGGATAGCTGCGGCACAATCTACGCACGTTAAGTCCCAAATGTGTGCATCGTTATCAGACACATAAGGCGGTACTGGTAAGTCATCGCACACCTTCGCACACGCCTCGCGCTCTGCTGCTGCACCTGCTTGCCATCCTTCCCATGCCCAGAACGCAGGTGTATCTCGCTCGTATGGGTTGTCTTCGACAAGCCCGTCAGAGTTCCACCACTTGTTAAAGTCTTCAGTCATAACTTATGTCCTCTCAGTTGTCTGCACCGTGCCCTGTCCGCTGCGCTAAAGTCAGGGCTAATCTCGGCTATTCCACACATTAGCTGCGGCTCTGTTGAAATAACCTTAGCCCCGTAGTACAAAGAGAACAGGGCTATGGCTATGTAGAACGCAACGGCTACGATCTCAGGCGGTTTCATTTCTCGCTTTCAGCATTGCATCTGCGATTCTGTACGCCCGTTCAGCTCCACTTTTGTCATCTATGTCTGCACTTATTCCGTAGACAACACCATCGTGCGCCAACATCCCCTGCATCGCTCGTGCCGCAAAGTAATCGCGTAAGTCCATGCCTTCTTCTTTATGTGTTGGAAATGCTTTCATTCTCTTTTTCCTTTTATCAAGTCAATCATTTCGCAGTAAGCAGTCTTGCTGTGCTCATGCGTCTTGGCTGTCACCATCTCGTGCGCTACCTTGAACAGATCAGATGCCTTGCGTAGTGCTGCTGCCGCTTCATTATCCATCTCACCACGTGCATTGTCGTCAAGGTAGTCTGCGAGTTGTTTCAGTGTTGGTTTGCTCACCAGAGCGCCCTCCCGTGTGTGTCTTCGTTTGGTTTAGGAACTTTCTCTTTGGCCTTGGTCACAAGCTTCCAGCCCGGCTGCACAAACTTCTCTGCCTCATGCCGGTCATGGAACTTGCGAAACAAAACCCCCTCGTCATCATAGACCCAGAAGCGCATCACGCCTCTCCCACCATGGCTTTGATGCGTTTGTACAGCGCCATGACCTGCGAGAAAGAAAGTGTTGATAGTAGTTGCTCTGGGTCAAAGACAGGGGCGGGGTGTGTGGCTTCTTGCTTGCGGATAACCACCAGCTTCTTGGCCACCCCATCCTGCGTATCGAGCGCGGCGATGCCTGCCTTGGGTTTGCTTGCAGGCACTGCCACCTTTTTCTTGGCTTTGAGTTTGATCTTATTGCTTGCCTTGATTGGCGTGTACTCTGGTTGCAGTGCTGTGTAGCGCCCGTTGTCATCTCTTGCGATCATGTTGCAGTTCGTCATCTGCGTGAGCAGTGAGCCTATTGACGCTGCGTTGAACCCACGATTACTCAATAGTCGCACCAAGTCTCTGTGTTGCAGACGGGGGTTGTCTCGCACTGCATTGAACGTCTCACGGCTGACGTTGTTGGTGGGCTTGAATGCATGGGGCAGTGCGGGTCTTGCGTCATCCCGTGGGTCTTCTTTCGCCCAAGCGTTGGCGATAGTCTTGATGTCTTCTGGTGTATGTGTTTGCATTTGCTTCTCCTTGTTTAGTTTGTTTTCAATTGCTTTTTGCAGTGCAGTGGCTAAGTCGGACATGATTACCTCAACATAAGAGAGATACCAAGTATGTAAATGATGACGCCCCCTACGGCCAAGGCAACCATCTGCCAGTTTGTTCTAGCGGATGCTGCGGGTCTCCACTTACCGCCAAGTAATGCATCCTGCAATGCGATCTCATCCTCGTCCTGTTGCGGGCGTGGTGGTTCGTAGTACACACCGATCTTGATCTTGCCTGTGTCGTACGGTGTGACGCGTGGTTTCTCTACTGCGGGTTTGTCAAACATATCGTCGTGCATAATCCCTCCGAATTGGGGTTAAGGAAATTAGAACTTAAAGTACTACGGGTAGTGTGTCAATAGGTTAGTGTTTACTTCGCCTACAAGATACCTAAGAACACAAAGAACAAGAGCGCCACCAGCCCCACGATACAGAAGATCGTGACAGGCAAGTCCGCATCCCAGTCATTGTCATCGTTCATGAGTTTTCTCCTTCTTGGGTTTCTTCTTGTGACGTATCACCGTTACGTTTGCCACCGGTGGCTTGGCCGCTTCGTAGTAAATCTTACAGCTCTCGTACTCCTGTGCGACTACCGCAGGTTTATTGTCCAGCGCGCCACATCCTGTAAGCACAACGGCTACAGCTAATATAAAACGTTTCATGATTTCTCCTTATTCAAACTCTTGGGCTACGATGTAACCCAGTTCACGAATACCTGCAATGACTTCGCTTGGCAACTCGTACACACCATCGTAGTCAATCAGGTTCTTGCCCTCGAACCACAGGCCACCGCCCCACTCATCGCCGTAGTCCTCGTGCTCAAAGTACCCGAAGTCATCCCAAGGGTTGATGACTGTTTCAAACTTGCCTTGCTGCGTTCTAAGTTGTTTGTCTTCCATTTAGTTCTCCTCTGCGTAGTCGTTAATCATGTGCTGTGCAATCTCACGCCAGTTCACATCGGACAAGAAAGCCATAGCGTAGTCACGCGCTACACCTTCCGTTGAAGTGTTTTCGATAATGTCATGGGCAGTATCCTTCAGGCACAAGCTCAGTTCGTACTCGTCCATGATCTGCGCTGGGTCATCCCCAAAATCAGTGGGCGTCATGCCATCAATCAACTCCAGATTGACACGCCAAGTAGCGTAGTTTGTCCAGCCGTTATATGTTTCCATTTGCTTCTCCTTTTAAAAAGGGGTCAGGCTGACCCCATTACGCACTCACGCAAAGTGCAACTCATCAAACAGCGAGTCAAGTATCAAGTCCACATCTTCGCCATGCTCCAGACACTCAAGCGCCCAGTCAAGTGACGAAGGCTTGAGACCCTTGAAGTTCATATGCCGTAGCGCCAGCCCTGTATCGTCAGGCCAGATAGACTCGGCAACCATATTGGCCAGCGCATCGTAGTGCCCATACTGCGCATCGAGCACCGCATCGATGGCATCCTCGCGTCTGAAGTCAGGCTCATCATTGGCGGGGTCATAGTAATCGTACTGGCTCGTGGCCTTGTAGCTCTGCCACCAGTTGCTTGTGGTGTAGTCTTGCATGGGTTCCACCACCGATGGGTCACGCTCAACCGGCAGCGCATCCCAGTCAACCGTCAACACCGCAGCAGCAAGGTTGTTGTAATACACAAGGTCAAGCGATTCTTCTTGCGTATGCTCACGGGCGTAGCCCACCGATATGTTGGTGCACTCGGGGATGATGTCAGTAAACTCTGCGGTATCTGTGTACACGCCCGTGTCATCGTTCAACATCATCAATGCGTCATGCCCATCCATCAGTGCGTCAGCCAAGGCAGAGCCGAACGTATCAGAACAGCAGCGACCCCAACCCTGATGCGTGATGACGCTATCGATACCACGTCTGTCGAACGCTATCGCTCTGTCGAACTCTTTGAGTAGGTCTTGCTGTTTCTCTGCCAGATACCTTGCACCTACACCACCGCGCTCCTCACCCTGCGTGAAGATGTAATAGCCACGCACATTAGCGTGTATCAGATGCATCAACAGCGCAACACCTGCACCGTCATCTGCACCCAGGACATCGCCCTTGGCGCGCCAGTGTGTCTTGGTCTTGGTGATCTTGTTCTTGCCTTCGTTACGATGCACCGTGTCCACGTGCGCTACGAATAAGGTACGGTGTGATGCGTTGACTCGGTTGTCTACGTGAAGGTTACCTGCACCGTCATAGAACGCAGCCTTGTTAAGCTCAAGAGGCAGTTGCTCACGCAGCCACTGCGTAAACCTGACGTTGGTTGCTGACCCATGCGGGCGCTTGATTGAGAGGGCAGTGTTCAATATCTTGCCCAGTACGGTTGTGGTCTTCATGATTAGTTCTCCTCTGTGTTGGTTGTGTACTCATCGGCATGGTCAGGGTGTACAGCCAAGCCACACTCGGTCTCGAACGCCGTTACCTCGTCGCACAGGTACCACTTCTTGTCATGGTCACACTGCCATGCGTCATGCTCAAGCGCCCAGTCACCGTTCTCCAACTGCACACAGTCATCAACGTGCTCTGTTGTACATGAGTGGGGGCAGTACACCCAGCAGTCATCATCACTGCTGACCCAGATGTCACGGTAGTCGAGATGCA